CTTAAATTTACATTGTTCTCTCATATTTAATTGTGATTTAAATTTTTCTTTTACATTAGTATTATTACAATTATCTATAAATATCATCAATGCTTTAAACGCAAATCCCTGGAATAACAGTTTATTATTATTATAAAATTTACCTTTATCTTTATTTATTTCCAGTTTATAATTCTTATGTGCATAAATCAAAGTATTCCTCGTTGTACTAGCATCCATAAAGTTCCTACGATGGCTCCTACAAAGACGATTCCTAGTAATATGACTCCTACTATTTGAAGTAAGTTTCTACGTAGCTCAGCTTGTTTATATAAGGTTTCTTGTCGTTGCTTCCGTATTTTAACTTGCATCTTTAAAAGATCTTGCCATGCGTTTGGGCCATGTGTTAAGTTAATCCAGTTACGTAATTCTTCTTCCATTGCCTCGGCTTTCTTTTTAGCTGCAAATGCATCCATAGCTTCTTGTTCTACACTACTCCCTGCAAATAATTTTTTAAATACCGGTGGATTAGTTGCCATCTTAGCTGATTGATTAACATCAGAGACTGCACCCATCCATCGTCCTATGTCGCCATACATTGATTCGACATCTTTTCCCATCGCGAAGCCTTTTTTAATTAACCCGAATGCGGTTGAAGCCGTCGCGAGAGCTGTTACAGGATCCATATATTATACCTCTCTAGTCTTTCTTCCTCGGTATACAGTATGCTTTCACATATATTTTGTCCCCTGCCACTCTTTGATTATGATTCTGATGTGCTACTTTTGCTGAGTACTCTAAACAAACATCTAAGTCATTAAAGTAAACGGGCTCTTGTTCTTTACCCGCTAAGAATACAATCAGCACCCATAGCATTACTTCATCCAGCCTGCTGTTATATTACTAACAACACCTATAGTACCTCCTAATCCCATCATTAACCAGAAGGCGCCTCTCCAACGGTTAGCGGTAGCTTTTAAATCTTTAACACTGTCCCGCATTTCTTTCATGTCTTCTTGCATAGCTTCAACTCTTTCTTCTAGTCTAGCTAAAGCAATTTCTAATTTTTGTTCTTGTGACATCTTAGTCTCCGTTGAAAGTTTCATTTATGCTACTTGCATTACAGAAAAGTGACCGGCTCCAGCTCTCCATGCTCCAGCCCACCAATTAGCATATGCTTCCAGCCATATTTTATTTCCTACTGAAAGGTCTATTATACATGAAGTACTTGCTGATGTAGATGTTATATAACCATTACCAGAAGCAAAGCCTGTCTCTGTACCGTCTACTCTTGTTCCACCATTAGCTGCATTGCCTGTAGTATTTTTTACAAATTGTAAGCCAAAGTTTCCCATACCTCCAGTAGAAGTAACTTCAGCAACACTACCGGCATGAAATAAATATCTACCAGCTACTGGACAAGTAAATACTCCTGCATTGTTAGTATTAGTTCCTTCATTTCTAGTGAAAGCATTATTAGTATCAATTACTTCAGTGTCATATTCTACACCTTCCCAAGCTCCAGCGGCAAACCCACCGTTATTAACTTGACTAGATGCATAAACACATACTGGTGATGCAAATTTAGTTCTTGCTATAGCTGCACTAGCATTAATATCTGCATTAACAATATCTAAAGCTGCTAATTTAGTTTTAGCTATCGCAGCACTTGCATTTATTTGTGTATTAGTTAGAGTACCATCGGTGACTCCGAGAGCTTTTAGTTTTGTGATAGCCATTTAGTTCTCCCTTAGTTACTTGGTTTAGTTGGCCATGTGATATTACTTAAAGCCATATCAGTTGGTGTTTGTTTAGTAATATCTCTTAATGCTTGTCTATATGTTTTCCAATCATTACTCATAGTAACATCAGATAAAGCCAGACAATCAGTTTCTTCTAATAGCTTTATTCTTTCAGCTCTTAGCTCGATCATTCTTTGTTCTGATGTTCCTTCTAAATTTATTTTGTCTTCTGCTTCTTTCGCTGCAATTTCAAAAGAAGTCATCTCTACTAATTTACCATCAACTACTTTCTTCATGACTTTATTCCATATAAACTAAATATACCTTTAGCAATAGTACCACTTTGCATTTGTATTTTTATATTATTAATTTTAGATGAAGTAAATATTTTACCTCCACCATTCCACCAATAGTCATTACCACCATCATGACCACTATCTGATGATATACCAGCAACTGAATTCCAGAATGCTGATTTATATTCTGTACTAGTTTGTCTTAAACCTTGAAATTCAATAGTTCCATTATTACCTTTATTGCTTGCGCTACCTATTGAAGAGTTTAAATCAAAACGATTACCATCGTTAGCTGTACTTGCCATACCAAAAGCTTTAGATGCTTTAGTATCATGATACATAAGATGTTGTTCAGTATTAAGATTATAGTTACTTCCATTATCTATTGAACAATATACCCAGAACTTCTGACCATTACTACTTGGTGTAACAGCTCTATATGTAATTCTATAATCCATATAATCATCAGTAATTAAACTTGAAGTATAAGTTACATTTGCTACAGGACTACTAACTGTTAAGCTATTAAGCAATGTCATTGCAGTACCTGATACACTACCATTAAATACTGCAGCACCTGTACTAGTTAAACCATTAACAGCAGTTACTCCACCACCATCAGCAATAGTAAGAGCAGCATCACCATCTGTGTATTGTATATTTTGTACTTTTATAATTGATGTCATAATCTTATCCTATTTGCTTTTATTTTTATCTGCGTCTTTTTCTCTTTGTATTCTATCATCTACTTCTTCTGTCATTTTTTATCTCCTATCCAACTTGCATCGCTGTAAAGTTAGTATAATTACCTGGGTGTATAAGCATTACTTGTCCAGCACTTCCACTAAATATTGGTTCAACCCAATCACCAGCAGCTAATGAGTAAATACAAGAACAAGACATCATATCATAAACATAAGTGCTAGTTCCCATACTATTAGTTACTTCTCTATATCCTTGTGCAGAAATATTGTTAGTATATCCAGCAGACCTATTTTTTCTTATTCCGATAAATCCCCAGTTAACACCACTGGTAGGTCTTGTTATTCCAAATAAAACATTAAACTCACAGTAATAAAAAGCAGTTGGAGCACCACTAGGAATTTCAAATCTTGAATTACTAGTATTCCAATATGATTTATTATTTACTGAATGTGAATTTAAATAACCACTATCCATACCAGTAAGTGTATAATAATTTGAACCACTTATAGTTTGAGTTTGGCTATTTACATTTTTTGTTACAGAACACATTGGTTTATTTGGTTGCGTTACAAGGCCGTTAGTGTCAATAGCCATTCCAGTTGTACCACCAGTATGTTTTAATGTTGCTGTCTTTATTGTTGGTGCTGCTAGATCATTAGCCACAGTAGTTGTAGCATCAGTAACTGTTACTCTATCAGTATTAGCAGTCTTTAATTTAACCTGATCGTTTGTTTGAAGATCAACTCCAGAGTCTTGATCTCCACTATAATTCATTATTTTATCTGCGTGTATTGTGCTTGTCATATCATTCCTCTATCCTAATAAATATCCTTGAAAAGATCCGTAATCTGCTTTATTAAATCTATTATAAGATTGAACTACTAAAGTATCATTAGCTGCTAAAGTAAGTATAATAGATAAACTCATCCAGCTATCATAAGTAGTTGAATAACATTTGTTACCAGTAAAATTTATTGATCCATTCTTTAACCATTTTAACATTCCATAACTAGGGCTACTACTCATTTGTAATGCATGAGTACTAAACCAGTAATCGCCAGCAACAGGAGCAGTAAATTGTCCATTACTAGTATTGTAACAATTACCATTATTTACTAATGTATTATCAAAAACCATTGTAGTCCAACTTTGACTATGATTTGAATGACCACTTCCATTCATTCTAGCACTAAATCTTGGAATAGCAGGTTTTAAAATACGACCACTACTATCTATAGTCATAGCAGTAGTACCACTAGTACTCTGAATAGTTCCTGTTTTTAAACCACCTGATAAAGAGGGATTACCAGATATAGTAGTACCTGAAGCAGCTAATGTCTGCCCACTTGTAAGCGTAACAGTTGTACCTGTATTTCCTTTTATTTCGTCTACATGTAGTTTGCTCATTATATCACCGTAAATGTACCATTAACAGTTATGGTCACTCCTGCATTAATTGTTACTGGTCCTATTACACTACCATTTTCACCTGATGCTATTGTCTGACTAGTCGTTAGTGTATTAGTATTTATTCTAATTGGTGTAGTACCCCTAGCTAACTGTGAACTTAACTTAGCCGCTGTTACTGTACCATCAGCTGGTGTAGTTAGTGAACCTGTTTCACCTAGTATTATTATATAATCTATTACATCATTACTTGTAAGTGCAGAAGCAAATACAATATTACTACCATTCAAAGTATAAGCATCAATAGGTGCTTGTGTTACTCCGTTTAAACTTACAATCATTGATTCAGCGCTAGCTGGAGTAAATGCTACACCTGCACGTTGCAAGGCAAAAGTTGCTGTAGCTGACGTAGTAATACTGTCTAGCTTTATAAACTCTCCTTGTATTAATTGCTTACCTATATATGGCATGTTGTTCTCCTTATAGTTTATCCATTTCAGCTTTTACTTGTGTCCATGTAACACCCCAATCTTTTGGGTCTGAACTCTCTATTGAGTTTTCATTTTCATCTACACCGATTACCTTAGTAAAAGCATTATTAAATTTTTCTTCTGTGTCTATAACACTATCTGCTCTTAATACCCATGCTTTAATTCCTAAATTATCTAATGCTTGTGATACTTTTGAAAACATACTCATGCCTTTATCTCCATTGCTTGATAGCCTACATTAAGACCATAAGGATTTATAGTAGCTTTTTTGGAACTATAAACATAACTTTGAATATCAAATTGAACTTCCGAAGTAGTGTTTGGTGTAAAAACTCCACCTAAAAATGAACCAGCAGCACCATACCTATATCCATTATTAGATATGTTAAGAACAGCACTACTTAATTGAATAGCAGATGTTGAACCTCCTATAGTCATTAATATTCTATAAAGAGTATGGCTTTCTCCACTGATAGCTCCATTACCTCTATCCATCATATATTGTACTAGTATTTTATTAGATGCAGATGTAGGTGTTATTTTTAAAGCATTGGTAGCAGAATGTACTGTTGTCCAAGAAGCATTGTTATGTTCACCACCATTAGTTGATGTTTTAGTTACGCATTGGACTATTGAACCACTGGGTAAATTAGCATGAGTGATTGCTAATGTTGCTAATTTACTTTGTGCTATAGCTGCACTATTATCTATATCCGAATTTGAAATAGCTAATGCTGCTAATTTAGTTTTAGCTATTGCTGCACTACTATTAATCTGAGTATTAGTAATACTATTATCTGTAATACTTGCAGCTGTTATTTTTGATAGTGCCATTATTTACTCTCCAATGCTTCTATTCTTTTTATTAATCCTGCGATTATATTGTCTTTAACTGTAGAGCTATCATCACCATCTTGATTACCAGTATAAACTAACTTTGTTCCAGTAAGTTTTTCTACCTCACGAACAACCTTCATCATATCTACATTTACATAAGTAAAGTCTTTTGCTTCGGTAGTATCTACTACTGGAACATCTTTTCCATCTGCATCCTTTTCGGTTTTTATATTACTTGCTGTTTTTTTATTTAAGAATGCCCATGCATGGGTTTCACTTGCACCATCTGGTATATATTCAAAGTTATGTGGTGATATTAAATTATTGTTACCAGCACTATCTCTTGCATACAATTCACCAGAAACAGCTTGTATATATGAGTTATTTCCAGAACCCCAAATAGCAGTATTAGCACCACCCTCTGCGGCTTTCATTGTAAAAATATGAGTTCCATTTTCTTGTATTTTAAATTTTGCAGAACCACCAGTTGCAAACATCATACTGTCGTCATTATGGTAATACTCAATCACACCAACTGTAGTATTGCCAGTTCCATCAGCAAAATGAATACTGCCATATCCACTTGTTGCAGATATTAAACTCATTCCAGCGTGATTTACACCAGCTTCAGTTTTTTTAATTACTAAACCATTTCCATAACTGTTATATTGTGATGGGTCTGTAACACCTATTCCAACATTACCTGTAGATGTTATTCTAAGTTTTTCAGCCATGTCTCCGTTACTTTCTCTTGTGGCAAAGGCTAGTGAAGTTGCTTTTGCACCTTCTCTGATTGCACCAATTCGAGCTGTACTCATACTAAGATTATTATAAGTTTCACCTGCCATCATAAAAAGACCTGCAAAACTATTTGTAGTATTATTTCCTACATTCATAATAGATATTTCTGAAGGCATTGGTGTAAAGTTATTACCATTAGAATTTATATCATCCCAAAGATTTGTAGCATCAATTTCAGAGGTAACTACTTTAAAAGCACCTTCAACTGTACCACCTATTGGACTTGGAGTAGTTGCACCACTTTGATTTATAGTAAGATCAGTGGTAGTTGTAGCACCACTAAACGTACCAGTAGTTCCACTCAAAGCTCCACTAAAAGTTCCAGTGGTTCCCACTAGCCCACTAGTAAATGTACCAGATGTAGCAGTTAAAGCCTGATCAGTTGGATGTGAAATACTTTGTACTGCTAACTCATCATGTTAATGTAGTTCCATTAACTGAATAAGCTGTTGTTGGTTCTTGTCGTACATGGTTTATATAAACAGACAAATCATTAGGACTTGATACTGAATGAGTTAGAGTAAAACTTGTACCACTTTGTCCTGTAAGATCTTGTTTTTCCCTAGATGAAAATGCATTTGCTAAAGGGTTTCCTACGTATGGCATATAACCTCCTATGTACTAATTGCATCTACAACAGATACTATTGCGTCTACTGAACTTGCTACATTTGATTTAATATATAATCTATCCCCATTTACTGCAACTATCTTAGCACCACCATCTATAAGTTCAAGTGATGATCCACTTGGTATAGGTGCATTTTTAATAAGGTAAAAATTATTACCTCCGTTTTGTATATAAGCTTCCACTGTAACTGATTGTGTATGTGTATTTGCTAATCGTATTCCTACAATACAATCAAAGCTATCAAAGTTAGAACCATCAGGAAAATCTACAGCAGACGTTCCTATATTTCTTTCTTTGTATTGTCTAAAATTCTGTGCCATTATTTTCTCCCTATAATGCTATTGCCATTGCCACTGCAAAACCTTGTGATGCTGCATCAGCACCATCTATCTTAACTGCAGGTGCTTTAAAAGTTTTATTTACGCTAAGTGAATCATCTGCGTTTGCATAAGTAAATGTTGCATCTGTATCACTTCCACAATCAATTGTTAGACCACCACCATTAGCAGCAGCAGCATTTGCTGAACCATTTGCAACTGTAATATTTTTATCAGTAACATCTAATGTTTGAGAGTTTACTGTAGTTGTTGTACCATCTACTTGCAAACTTCCTTTAATCTGAACTAAACCTGAATTAGCTCCTACTACTGCAGGATCTATAACAAATGTAGCTGGACCTCTAAGTTCACCAGCAACAGTTAAGTTATCGCCTAAACTTACAGCATTACCAAAAGCATTTGTAATTCTAGCATCAGCTCTTGCATTAGTATAATATAAATTAGATCCTTCTGTTAAGTTACCTGTATTAT